CATTATTTCTCGCCTCTAAGATATTCAATAGCGTTAATTAAAGTATGTGTGTTGTCGTTGAATCCACCAAGTGCTCGGTTACATTTGTGACACAACCAACCCCTAAACTCTTGTGTGTTGTGACAATGATCTAGTACCCATGATCCGTTACGGGTATTGCCTGTACCCTTTACCATAGCAGCGGTTCCTTCACAGATCGGACACCTATAATTTTCATTCGGCATACCGTGTTCAGCACGTAACAACTTCCTGACTTTTTGCATTTCGTTGTTACACGACCTACATTCAGCTCGTAAGTAGTTGCCACCAGAAGCAAAGTTAAAACTACTGAGCGGTAGATATTCTTCACACTTGCTGCATGTTTTTCCATCATCATCTCCAAGATCCGAATGTTCGTTTAACAGTAAGTCCAACTCTAGCTGTTCCATTAGTGTGTCTCCGACCAGTTATCCCCTACTTGATACTCACCATCGAGAGGGCAGTTTAAGTTTAAGAGGTGAGTAGCCTGTCTAATCGCCTCAACACCTGCTTTACCAACAGCATGTGCATCATCTTCGTGACACTCTAGCTGCCACTCATCGTGAATGTTACCAACAAACTTAGCTCGTAAGACTTGAGACTCTATAGCTTCGTTGAAAGTAACCATCGCTTGCTTCATCACTATCGCACCAGCCCCTTGGAACAAGGTGTTAAGTGCTGCGTGAGGAGAGCGAACAGTTAGCTTACGACCGTCTAAGCCTTTGAGGAATCCTCCTTTAGCTTGGCTTTGAACTCGTGTCGTAAGAGCTTTAAATGATGGCAGATTATCAAAGAATTGTCGTCTAAGTTTCGTGCCAGCGTCTCTGCCTCGTCCAACCACAGTCCCAAGCTTTGCATCTCCTGCTCCGTACAAGAGGGCATAGATGAAAGTCTTTGCCTGATTTCTTGATTCCAAACCAGCAAGTCGTTGATTGGCTGAGTGAATGTCTCCGTTAAGGATTTCATTTGTGTACTCCTCATCGTTCATATAGTGTGCAAGCATTCGAAGTTCTAATCCAGAAGCATCAATACCCACGAGTTTATGTTTAGGTGGAACAACCCAACAGCCTCGACACTCCTCACCGTAAGGAGAGTTAGAGCTAGGAACCTGAGCCATGTTAGGATGTGAGTGTGTCATACGTCCTGTCACAGCACCGTTAGGATTAACGTAGCCATGTACTCTTGAGTCATCAGCCATTTCTTTTAACCAACTGTTGACCTGAGCTAAACGCTTTTGAAGCATTAAGTACTCAGCAATCAACCCCGCTTGTGGTATCTTTGTCAACTTACTTAGTGTAGTCTCATCAACAATAGGTTGACCTGTAGGTGTATGCTTCTTAGGCTTCCAACCAAACTCAATCAAGTACTCACCAATCTGCTTACGTGACCCTAAGTTAAACTCAATGTAAGTCCTACGTTCAATGATGCCCCTAGCATTCGAGTCACACATACTTGTGTACTCCTCTTCAGTTAAGCGGACACCTTTGTCGTGTTGATCCTTACTCATCTTAGAAACTTTACCAGCAGCAGTGAGCTGACCAGTAAGCATCTGGATAATAACTTTAGGTTTGAAAACTTCTTGGACTTGTACAACTAAGTTAGCCAGCTTCTCTTCGAACATAGCCACTAACTTCGTAGCCTTCTCAACGTCGAGTAGAAAACCATTACGCTTTTGTAAGTCTATAATCTTAGCGACCTCATGCTCTAGTCGTACTGACTGGGCAGTGAATCCCTTTGACTCAAACTTGAGGGCGTTGTAAACTTTAACGTTAAGCTCAACGTCATTGACACAATACTCTAACATCTCTGGTGTGTACTTGTCCCATGCTCCCTCACTCTGGCCGTAGTCACCCTTGTTAAACTTCAGGCGGTAGCCCCAAGACTCTAAGCCATGTCCACCCTCACGAGTAGGCTTAAACAATCTTGACAAAACTAGGGTGTCTACAAGCTGCATATGGCTGAAATCACGACCTGTTACTTTCTCAATAGCTGGGATGTCGTAGCCTATAATGTTATGACCAATCAATTTATCAGCAGAGGCTAATAGATTTAAGCCCTCTTGAAGTTGTGACGGGTCATACTTATAAACTTCGTTGGTGTCGGGGTCAATGGCTACGATACAATGTATCACAGTGGGGTCAAGTCCGTCAGCTTCTATATCAAATACTAATCTCATAGCTCTTCCTCACCTGTGAATTCATCGGGGTCGTAGTCATCTACTTCGTTAAGCCTACCAGTTTGTTGATCGTATTGCAAGCTTGTAGCAAGACCAACGTTACCAGTGTATCTCGACTTTAGGATTCGAACTTTGGTGGTAGATGCCTCTATCTCATCGTCTGATTGCTGGTTACTTTCCAGTCCAATTACACAATCACTTAGCTGTGCAATAGACTGTGAACCTCTAAGGTGTGACAAGCCTGTCTCGATACCGTTCTCGTGTCCTCTGTTACCCTCTACTCTACGAAGGTGGGATACAAGAATCATACATACACCTGTCTCTTCTACGAGAGATCTGAGTCGGTGCATGATACTGTCAATAGCTTTACGTTCGTCACCCTCGAGGGCTTGAAGAACTAACATGTGAAGGTGATCAACAACTACCCACTTACAATCTAAACCGACGATCAAGTAGCGTAGCTTGCTGAAGATGTCATCTAAGTGATTGACACCAAGGTGAGCATGAATCCAAACACGTCCCTCATTCTCTCCCATAAACACCTTACGGTAGTAACGTTCGAGTTGCTCATCGCCCATCTCATTCTTTACACTATCTAAGTGTAGCTTGGCGTTAGCTTCAACAGCCATGATACCCTCAGCAGTACGCATCCAGTTCTCTTCAAGAGCTACGATACCTACGTTGTCGTCAGTGTGATTGATAAGCCAATGCTCTAGCTCTCGTGTTACAGAAGACTTACCGAGACCAGTGCCGCCTGTCAAAGTAATAAGCTCACCAGCTCTCATACCTTCTAGCTTGTCATTGACACCACGCCAAGGGTATGGGATAGACGGTAGCTTCTCTGAGCGTAAACGTTTGTACTCGTCCAACTGATTAGATAAGTTCATGATACCTGATGGGGTATAAACCTTAGCATCCCAGAAACAATTGACAAACGTCGAGTGCTTACGATCCTTCAGCATATCGTTAGGATCTTTGAAGCCTTCGGGCAGTGTCATTATCTTAGCTTTGTTGGGGGTGAGAAGTTTAGCAACTGCCCTAGCCCCATCTTTACCTGCTGTGTCTGAGTCGAAACAAATAACTACAGTGTCAAAAGATTCTAAGAACTCTAAGCTATTCTTAACGTCTCTAGCACCACCCGCTGCACCAGACTTTATGGATACAACAGGCCACTTACTACCTAGTAATTCATAAGCAGCCATGGCATCACACTCGCCCTCAACGAGTGTAATAAATTTACCGCCTGTTTTAAATAGCTGCTCCCCGAAGAGACCAACCTCCTTAGGTGATGAAGTCCACATGAACTCTTTGTTTGCCTTACGGATTTTAGATGCAGCCTCTTCGCCCTTAATGTAGTAAGGGTAATCATGGTCTACAATCTTACCGTCTTGCATCTTACTTTTAACGCCATACTTCTTAGCTGTGTCTAAACTAATACCTCTATCTGTTAGTGCATTAAAGTTACGGGATGGTGCGAAGCCATCTTGACTACTGTTACTATGGACAGTGAACTCGATGATGTTATCCTCTTTAGGTTGGTGTACGTCCGATGTACTATAGTCCTTGAAATACTTGTTGCAGCTAAAACAGTAACCAGATCCGTCCTCGTTTACTGAGACTGGATCGCTCCCGCCACAATCGTGGCAGGGTTGGTGGTAAGTTACGAATCCCATAATGGTTCCTTAGTTTAGGGTGAGGGTGTTAGTCTTCGGTTGATACATCTTCCTCTTCTACGATAGCGTCATCGGTCAATGATTCTTTAACTGCTTCTGTCAATGATCGTACAGAGGCAGCTATAATATCTACTTCGATAGTAGCTTCTTGCATTTTATTCTGCGCTCTACCAAGTAAGACACAAGAAATCTGTCCAGCTTGATCTAACTTATTTATGTCGTAAGTGACACCTTCTACATTTAAAACATTCATTAAAATTCTCCTTCCATATCTGCGTCATCGAAGCTGTCGAACTCAGCTCCATCGGGTGATCCTACTTCTATCAAGTTAAGAACTTGCATTGCTTGAAAGTCTAAACCTTTAAAGGTCTTACCTTTCCATTGCGATTCCCAAGCCTTGTACTGTACCTT